TGGTATGAGCTTGGGAATGTTGGCGTTAAAATACGGAGTTCCGTTGTTACTCAACAGAAGACGAAGAAAAAAGAAAAAGGATGAAGATAATGAAGATTTAGATAGAGAAGAAGGGTATGATAATATTGAGCCTTCACCTCTTCCAAACTCGGATGATGCTCCAGAGGAGCGTGTTCATCGACATGAGCATATTCATAAACATAAGCACGAAAATGAATATATAATGTCTCCAGAGAATTTGCCAAACCCGAGAACTACCCATGAGATAGATGATCTATCTAAGCAGGGCGGTGGATTGAACCCCGGACTTCTGCCCTATGGGTTTCCGCCGCCAGTATCCTCTAATTATTACTACCCCCAACCGGTGGCGGCACACGGATTACCGCCACAATTCCCTAACGTTCCTTTTAGCACAAGGAAGAAGGCTACTGCGGAACAGATTATGACAATTTTTGGAGATTTGATAAATGAGTATCAAGACGATCAAACCATGACCATGACTCAGATGGACATATTACTCAGACACAGACTTAAAGAGAAATATAACATAGAATAAGGAGACATAAATAATGTCAGACCACTTAGTAATTCCAGTTCACGACGCAATTATTCCCTACATGTATCTGGGAGTTAAATGGGCAATTCCTAATGTTGGCGACAACAAGGAAACCCAAAACCTAGCAATGGCTAGACTATTTGAAAAGATTGGCGAGCATCTTCAAGCCTTTTCAGTTCGTACCGATTGTTTCGTTCCCGGTCCTCCGACACTGGGTGCGGTAAAACAGCATCACAACATGTTTGTTCGCCTATGCGGATTAATTGACACCAACACTAAAAGAGACAATGTTGAGAGACTAGAAGCTCAGCATATTACGCACGAGCGTAGAGCTTTCAAGATTTATCCAATTAGATATTTCGATGTTAAGAATGACTATTGCAGAAGGTGGATTGAGCTTGGTCTTCAGGCTCTTAGCAATATTGCTCAACTGAGTGAAAACACTTGGGCAAATGATTGGTCCGAAGCCACTGCTAGCGAAATGAAGAAGCTTTACCGTGAAGCATATCGCCTCATGTCTGCTGAACTATTTCAAGTTCCGCTCTCAGATTGTGAAAATATTTTTGATGAAGAGAACCCGTTCTTCTTGACAAAGACCCACTTTGAAAACTACAATGTGAGTCACATCCCAACCATAGAATGGATAAAGCATCCCGCTCTTGGAAGTGAATTTACAGAAGATGAACTTCGTCCTATTGCCACTCCGAATATACCTGTTGCTCCCGGCGTTGCCGAAAACGATCCCAACTCACCACAGCGTGAGCTAGAAAGACGGATGCAGGGCGGTGGCGAAATAGTTAACTAAGTATTTACTTTAAAGATTACGAGGAAGGAAAGTTATGAAAAGGATTTTTTGCGTTCTGACACTGACCATGTTTTCTATGGTCTCTGTAGTCAACGCTCAGGACAACAAGCTATACCAACATCTGCAAGACGTGTCTGTTACTGTAAAAACAGGGGGAGGTGAGGGTTCTGGTGTTATTGTAACACGGGAAGTTGAAACCTCTCCAAACGTCAAACAGAAGGTTAACTTTGTTTGGACAGCAGCGCATGTTGTGGACGGTCTTCGATCTGTAAGAAATACAATTAAGGACGGGCGACCATCTAAAGTTGTAGAGTTTAGAGATGCTCAGATTGTTCAGGAGTTAGTTGAGAATGGCCGTCGCGTTGGCGAAATTAAAATGGAAGCCAAGGTCATTAAGTATAGCGATTCTGAGAACGGCGAAGACTTGGCTCTTCTAATGATTAGAAAGAAGGGTTTTGTTGACAAGTCAGTTACGTTCTATCAGGGTGAAGACAAGCCTGTCGCTATTGGTACAGAGTTATACCATGTTGGCTCATTACTAGGCCAAACTGGCTCGAACTCTATGACGAGAGGAATTTGTTCTCAAGTTGGTAGAGTTCTTGACTTGGGAACTGGAGACGGTGTAGTCTTCGATCAAACCACAGTGACGGCTTTTCCGGGGTCTAGTGGTGGAGGAGTATTCTTAAGTGAGAGGTCTGGCGAAAAGTCTGGTCAGTATATGGGCATGCTTGTCCGTGGTGCTGGGGAAACTTTTAACCTTATTGTTCCCGTAAGACGCATGAGGGACTACGCCAAGAAATATAACGTTCTGTGGGCTATTGACACAGGCGTTAAAGTCCCCACTCTGCAAGAGATCACATCCCTTTCGGTAGAAGGGGAGAAGGCCTCTACAAGCAAGGGAACTAAGGCCACCAGAGACACGGTGAAGTTTCCAGTTCTTCCGCTAGTAAGAGAAGACAATGAAAATATCAACTAAACTTTTAATTCTCTTTTTGACCTGCACCATGACCAATGTCGGTCTTGCAGTATATTATTTTAAATCTAACAAAAAAGAAACAAAGGCTGAAAAACCGGTGTCTACCACCGGTTACAATCCCGCCCCCTTGCTTGCCGGGCTAGAACAAATTAACAGACAGGCGATTTTTAGGGACACTGTTATTTTGAAGCATGTTTTGAGAACCCAACACCATCTTAAAATGCATGTTGAGCAAGTTCCAATGTGTACTGACTGCATTAACAACGACGCTAAAACTAAATTCGTAAGCAACTTTACTAGGAGAAAAACACCATGAACCATTTTACCGGCGTTATTAAATCACGAAGATTCTGGGTCGCTCTTGGAGGACTAGTATTCGTAGTATTCGACGGCCTTGGATTTAACCTGAGTTCCGAACAAGTCAATCACCTAGTTCTTCTTGGCGGTGCTTGGATCGTAGGCGACAGTATCAGACAAGCTTAAGGTGAAAAAATGGATAGAAGAAACTTTCTCAAAACTATCACGATTATTGCGGCATCAACTCCTTTTATTTCAATGGGGGAATCACAGGCTGCCGATGTACAGATTTTTGTAAGAAATATTGAAGAGACTATTGATACCAATAGACTTAATCTATCTTCACATCTATATATAAACCAGTTTATTTATCCAACCCCAATGGTTTGGGTGTGGACTCCCTATGGGTGGACTATTCAGGCACAGCCCATATACTATGGTAACAACCTGAATTTCCAAGGACATCTGCATGGATATCACCAGTTAACACAGAGAAGAGAGAATATTAAACAGATTACTATTCATGATGCGGATTGTATTTATATATTAGAAAATGGTACTATCAAGGTGTATAGCCAAAAGAAAAGAGGAGTAACCTTTTCTTCTGATGTACCTAATTACGCCTCTGGTCTTAGGAAAGTAGATGAGTACTATAGAAGAAAGACTAGGTAGCTGGTACAATCCTATCAGCAGGATAGTCAAACACATGATCCCTCAAAAAAAGCAGGGAGGGGTTCTTGAATCCATGTGTATACTGAAAGAATACCACGACAAAACCGGGATGGTCTATTCCGGTCTTGATCGTGTTGTGGAAATTTGTTATAATAATGATTCCTCTATGAAAGACTCGATAAGATGTCTTGGCTTTAGAGGGGGGCATGATTTTCTTATAGAATTAAAAGACTTAGAATCTGAATACGACTTATGTATACTTTCTCGTCATGTTAATAGGAGAAAGCTCAAAAATATAACGTGCAATAATTTTATGAAGGCTTTTGGAGATGGGTAAGACAGTTAGAAACAAGAGTAAGCGGGACAAGAAAAAGTTGAAGAGACAACGAAGGGACAGGAAGAATAAAAATTATGACAAATCGTCCCCCGTGGCATGACTACTTTATTGGACTAGCTTACTACGCTTCTACTAGAAGTAATGATGCTCAAACTAAGGTTGGTTGTGTTATAGTAGGCGTTGACAATAGGATTATTAGTATTGGATACAACGGCTTTTGCTCTGGCGTAGATATTACTGATCTACCAACAACAAGACCCCTAAAGTATCCTTTTATTGTTCACGCAGAAGAAAATGCTATATGTAACATGATTATAAAGCCCTCTTTCAAAAAAACGGCTTATATAACACACGTCCCGTGCCATAGGTGCGCAAAATTAATGTGGCAAAACGACGTTAGAGAATGGTATATACCAAAACGGCAAAAAGCCCACAGCTACTCTGAAGATGATGAGATTGTTTACAAACATTTGAACGAGAACGGACTAAAGATTAACTATATAAATCCAAACCTTGACCATCTCTACCATATAATACCAAACAAAGAGAAAGAAAGTAAATGATTAAACCACCAGAGGGCTTCACCACTAAAGCCAAGGTGGTCAACGTAGTGGATGGAGATACGATAGACGTTGTAATAGAGCGCCGAGTGAGAGTTAGACTGCAAGATTGCTGGTCCCCAGAAACCAGAACAAAGGATATAGTAGAAAAACAAAAAGGGCTTGCGGCGCGGTCTTTCCTGATAACTAGGGCTATGGATAAAGATGTAACCCTGCATATTCCTGCTGACGATGAGGGTGAACTCAAAGATCTCTTTACTTTTGGTAGAGTTGTCGGGAGGGTCTTCATAGATGACTATGATGTTTCCGAAATGATGATTGAAGCCGGACATGCTTCAAAAGAGAAGAAGAGATGACAGACAACAAGACTCCAGATAGAAAAAAATTCTCTATCACTCTAGCTAACGGGCGAGAAAAATTCTTTGATACAGGAAGCGATATGTCAGCGTGGTATGAAAAAAAGACGTATAAGAAATCGAGAAATAAAAAAAAGATAAAAAACAAAAGAAAGATTTAGACAACGATGTCAATAAAGGAACTGGAAAGCTACACTTTTGCATCTAAATATGCCAGATGGATACCTGAAAAAAAGAGAAGGGAAACTTGGAAAGAATCGGTTGACAGAGTTAAGGAGATGATGCATCATCAATATCCTGAAATTAACGGAGATGTTGATTGGGCTTATGACATGATGCATAAAAAGAGAGTGCTGGGATCTCAGCGCGCTCTCCAATTTGGCGGATTGCCAATATTAAAACATAATGCAAGAATCTATAACTGTATAGCATCATATATTGACAGACCAAGATTCTTTCAGGAGTGTATGTATCTTCTCCTGTGCGGATGTGGTACTGGATTCTCCGTCCAGAGACATCATGTAGGGAAGCTTCCCAGACTGATCCAACAAAAAGAAGGTACTAAAAAATTTACCATCCCAGACACAATAGAAGGATGGTCTGACGCCGTAGGCGTCCTAGTGACTAGCTATTTTGAAGACTGTGACCTGTTTCCAAAATACGAAGGGAAAAATGTAACTTTTGATTACTCTGAAATAAGACCAGCCGGATCATATTTAAGCTCAAGCTCCGGGAAAGCACCCGGACCGGAGCCGCTAAAGAAAGCTTTGGGAAATATTAAAAAGGTCTTAGACAAGGCTCTAAAAAGCGCAGAGTTCTCAGAAAGAAAGCTAAGGCCTATAGATGTCTATGATATTGTTATGCACGCTGCTGATTCTGTTATTTCTGGCGGTGTACGTAGGAGTGCCACCATCTGTCTCTTTTCGCCAGAAGATGAGGAGATGGAACTCGCAAAAACTGGTAATTGGTTTCACGATAATCCTCAACGTGGCCGTTCTAATAATTCTGCTCTCCTACTTCGTGATAAGACCAGTCCTGAACAATTTGCATCATTAATGCAATCGGTTAAGGAGTTCGGTGAGCCGGGGTTTGTTTGGTCAGATTCTACAGAGCTTATCGTAAATCCCTGTGTTGAAATTGGCCTTTATCCTGTTGATGAAGTAACAGGAAAAACCGGTTGGCAAGCATGTAACCTAAGTACGATCAATTGCGCAAAGGTAAAGACCAAAGAAGAATTTCTAGAGTCTTGTAAAGCAGCAGCCATCATAGGAACTCTGCAAGCTGGTTTTACTGAGATGACGTATCTCGGAGAGGTCACAGAAAGAATCCTAAAAAAAGAGGCTCTTCTTGGCGTTTCAATGACCGGGATAATGGAGAACCACGAGATATGCTTAGACCCAACGATACAAAAAGAGGGTGCTAGGGTAGTAAAGAAGACAAACAGGGAGCTTGCTTCAAAGATAGGGATCAGCCCGGCTGCTAGGACTACCTGCGTCAAGCCAGAAGGCACGTCTAGCTGCATTCTAGGGACTAGCTCTGGTATCCATCCTCATCATGCCAAGCGTTATATCAGGCGGGTGCAGGCTAACAAGATGGAGAATATATATCAGCACTTTGAGAAGACAAATCCAAGGGCGTGCCAAGAATCCGTTTGGTCTGCCAATGACAGTGATGATGTCATATCTTTTTGCATTGAGGTTCCCGATGGTTCCAAACTAAAAAACAAGATCGGGGCCATTAGTCTTTTAGAGTATGTAAAAAGCACTCAACAAAACTGGGTTATGACAGGGAGAAACGAGTCCCTCTGTGTAAAAGATTTTCTTCAGCACAATGTTTCCAATACGATCAATGTGAAACCAGAAGAATGGGATGAAGTAACAAAATTTATCTACAAGAATAGAAGATATTTCTGCGGAGTCTCTCTACTACCTGTGAGTGGAGACAAGGACTATCCGCAAGCACCGTTTACAACGGTGTATCTTCCCAGTGAAATGATATCCCATTATGGAGATGGGGCCATGTTCGTGAGTGGTTTAATAGAAGTTGCACTCAATCTATGGGAAGACAATCTTTGGACCGCTTGTAACTCCTTGGTGGGGCTTGGAGAAAAAGTCAAGGGCAATGGTAAAAAGACTTGGGCAAAAAGATGTCAAAATTTCGCTGATAAATATATGAATGGCGACGTAAAAAGGTTAAGCTATTGTATGAAAGATGTATACAACTGGAAAGAATGGTTGGATACAAAAAGACAGTACGAGTCGGTTGATTATACAACCTGCGTAGAAGAACAAGACAACACAAAACTAGAACAAGAAATAGCCTGTGCTGGTGGAGCCTGTGAAATAATATGAGTGACGTGGAAAAATTCGAGGCTTTTATTGGTAAAATCGTAGCAGAAGCTGAGAGTGATAATATTGGTTTTGTAATGCACTTGTCTTATGTTGACGAGGAGTCTTCAGAAGTAAAACATTTCAACCTATCTCACAGGTTCCCATACGGCGATCTAATCATATCAAAAGCAAATTACGCAGACTTTATAAAGTATGCTGAGTCTACCAGAGACAACGAGGACAAGCCTGAAGAGGACAAATGAATGGTCTTTTTTCCTACCTATAGCGACACTTGTGATGGCCGAATAAAGTTAGACTATGTGGACAAGAACCACATAGACCTAAAGGTAAAACGCCTCTCCGATACCGCCATCTTGCCTACCAAGGCAAATAAACATGACGCAGGGATAGACCTTTATGCGGACGAAACTGTCACGATTAAACATCTAGAGACTATCATAGTAGGCACTAGCGTGTCTGTTTCTATCCCAGAAGGATTTGTTGGCTTTATATGGGACAGGTCATCAATGGGATGTAAAGGGATACACAGATTCGCTGGAGTTATAGATAGTGGCTATACCGGAGAGATAAAGATCTGTTTTAATAATTCAGGTTATGGAATGCAGTTCTGGCCACATTTTCCAGTTAGTTATGAGATAAAGACTGGTGATAAGATAGCACAGATGGTGATACAGTCAATACCTACAGTCAGCATTGAAGAGGTAATTGAATTATCTACAACAGAAAGAGGCGAGAAAGGTTTTGGTAGTAGTGGCTCGAAAGCTTAAGAAAAGACGACTTCACCCTAAAACAGATAACCAAGCTGATTACATACGGTCAATAGCAAACAATATAGTTACCCTGTGTCATGGTCCAGCCGGTACAGGTAAAACAAGTGTTTCTGTTGGTTTGGCATGCGAATATCTAACTGAGGGTAAAGTTGAAAAGATTATTATAACTAGACCGGTTGTAGAATCCGGCAGAAAGGGGTTGGGATATTTACCCGGTTCTTTTAAAGATAAAATACATCCATATCTTATCCCCGTATTAGAAGAGATGGATCTTTATCTTAACAGTCAACAGTCAAAAAGATTATTAGACAATAATATTATTGAAATTGTTCCTCTTGAATATATGAGGGGAAGAAACTTTCATAATGCTTTTATGATCTTAGACGAGGCGCAGAACGCAACTTTTGATCAAATAAAAATGTTTATAACCCGCGTTGGAAGAGATTCAAAATCTGTGATCAATGGAGATCTACAGCAAAGTGACCTGTCTAATAAAGGTGGTTGTGATTTTCATGAGATTATAAAACGTCTTGACAAACTTGAAAATGTTGGTATAATGGAACTTACAGTTGAGGATATAATCAGAAACCCGATCATAGGATCAATAATTGATAGGCTGAGTTAATAATTATGAAACTATCTGAAGACAACTTACACGAAATACTACAGTTAACCAAAGAGAATCCTGTGTTTGGTTACGAAATAGTAGAGACGTTGTCAAAGGACTTGCTTAGACTGACCGTATTGTGCAAGGATCTTGTAAGCGCTAGGGATGATGAGTTGCAACCACTTACCAACCTGCGGCGTTTGGAGGCTTTGGATGTTTTTATATCAAGAATAAGACATGCTGTAAGAAATAAAGAAAATGCCGACGTATGAATATAAATGCTCTGCCTGTAGTCATAGTTTTGAAATAGTTCAATCTATGAAAGATAGACAGAAAAGAAAATGTCCAGAGTGTAAAAAAAGTAAGCTCAAAAAAGTTCTGGGAACCCCCATCATCTTCGTTAAGGGGGAGCCGCAAAGTATTGGACACTGGGCGGAAAAGAACACCGAAAAAATGGGTTCTTATGAACTTAGTGAAAAAAGAGAGATGGAAAATAAAAGTAAAAAGTCTGAGCCTTGGTGGCGTAAGGACAGCAAGTATTCAAACGATCAGATAAAAAAGATGTCTGAATCTCAAAGGAAAAATTTCATCGAGGGTGGAGGATAATGGGTAAACAAGACGCTCCGCATCGAGCAGTACTTAGGATTAACCTCTCTCTGCACGCCCTTATGAACACAGGGGAGTGTTCAGCAAGGTTTATCCCCAACGAAACCCTAGAGAAATGCGGTCTTCAAGAAGATTTTTTGCTGTATGTTGACGGAAAAGATCAGTGGGATTGCCTTAATAAGTTACAGAAAAAGATAAAGGATTTTCAAGATAAAAATGGCTAGACATGATCGAGAAGAGCTAGATATAGAATTGCCCGACCCGATTTCATACCTATCTTTCTGCTACACAATAAAGGGTGTTGAAATAGATGGGAATGACCCTAAAGCGTACTGTAAAAAATCTGTAAACACCCAGACCGAACGTACTACATATTATGCGAAATTTGGGAGGGGTGTCTTGTTTGATCCGTGGGGTATTTTTGCTGGCAAAGAATCGTCAAGAGATTTTAAATTCGTTAAAGTTTCTCAAACAGTGTTCGAGCATTACTATAAGTATATAGAAGGCAAGAACAGGTCTTTTTTATCATTAGCTGAAAGGAGCATGATTGATGTCTAAACCAAAAGGAGGACCGCTAAGTAAGGCAGAAAAGTTTTACATAGCAAATAACGTTACTTTTAGTGATGAAGATTTTGCAAAGGATCTTAATCGTTCCCCCAACATAATTGAGAAATACAGGTCCAGTCTTCCAAAAAATGAAGAACCCACTACAAAGGTCTCTGACCTCATGGCCAGAACCGACAAGGGTGCTACTACCATGACTGAAGCTGCCTCAATGTTGACCGACGAGAAAAAACAAGTCACGTCAAAAGAAGAGAAAAAGTCTAAGGAGAGATCATTCAGAGGAAGTATCCATAGGATCAAAGAGGGTTAGCATGAGTATCTGTACTGAAATAGACTCGTATGCTGGTAAGTTCTCTGACGAGAATGCTATGTGGGTGATAGAGTTATCAAATGGAACAACGGTTTTTCAAGATGATGGAAGACCGGGGGTTGCAGAGCATAGCGCATGGATAAGGCTTGGAAAGTATTGCGAAGATAATGATTTACATATAGAATCAATGAAACTAAAGTTTAGATCTAACGAGATTGAGGTTGGAAGGGGTGACAAAGGCTATTACTTTTGTAAGGGCGTGTCTGGACAGATGTTTGGGGGATCAACCAGACATTTGTATATGGCTGGAGCGTTAAAAAATAATGACTCATTACTTGTAAAAAGCTGGCTAGTTCCAGAATTGATTCCAGAAGCGTCTGAACCAAGGAACCCAGATCTAGCCGGGGAATGTTTGATACTTAAAAATGGCTGAAAAAAGAACAGATAGAAGCAAGTACAAATCACCTTCCACCGGAGACTATTGCACAACGGCTCAGTATATAGCAGAACTTATGTGTCAAAGAATGGCCGAAAACTCTAACGAAGGCTCGCTGGCATATAAATTCTGGAACACAGAAAAGTGGAAGGGCACTTTCACCCAGCAGGTAGTGCTAGCGAATCGTCTTCTAAAAAATTATGACGAGAGAGCAGTTATAAGAGCTTTGAGGAGTAAACGAGGGTCTAAAATATATTCCTTACGGTTCCCCGCTCTTTCCGATCTCATAGAATCTGAGCAGTCCGGTCTAGAAAAAGAACTGTCTAGACAAAAGACTATAGACGTAACTTCTCACAACTCTAAAGTAATTCCAAAGCCTTTTGGAAAGAGAAGTGGAATAAACAAACTGCGAGATCTAGATGAGTAAAAATAAAAATACCAAGTTTGATGACCCTGTAACCAAGGAAGTTATCAAAAAATATGGCCATGTTGTCAGGGCTGGAATAGATGTTTTTGAGGAAAGCTCCAACCTAAAGGTCATATCGGTCAGCCCGGCCCTAGACGTTGCCTTGGGTGGGGGTATAAGAGAGGGGAGTTGGGTTATTTTTACCGGGGAGCCAAAGACTGGGAAAACTACAACAGCACTACATTTTGCCGCCAACTGTCAAAAAGAAGAAAATGGATCAAGACCAGTAATTTTCATTAACGCAGAAGGCAGACTAAAGTCCATGAATCTTGGTGGAGTCAAGGGCTTGGACATTGAAAAAATTCGTGTTGTTGAGTCTGATGCAGAGCCAATGAGCGCGGAAGAATATCTTGATATTGTAGTCAAGTACGTAAGCAAGGAGCCAGAGTGTGTTGTGATAATAGACTCAGCCTCCGCCCTTATACCAGAGAGAGAACTAATAGAGGATGTGAGCGGGCAGTTCAGAGCGGGGCTGCCGAAAATATTAGCAGCTTTCACAAGAAGGCTCTCAAATGTAGTTACAAAGCAGAGGGCAATAATAATTCTCATCACCCATTTTATAGCCAACACCAGCGGGATGGGTAGGAAGACAAAGCTGGCAGATGGCGGTAAAAAAATACAATACCAAGCTGATACCAACATGGTCATAGAGTATATAAAATCGTGGGAATCTGGAGGACGTAGCATAGGCCAACAAATAAATTGGAAAGTGCTGTGTTCTTCTTCTGGTGGATTCCCCGGATCTACCGCTCAGGGGTGGTTAAGGTATGGTGTTGGTGTAGATAGCATACAAGAACTTCTTATGATGGGTATAGAATTTGGTATTATATCTAAGGCTGGAGCTTGGTATAGCTGTAATTTCCTTGAAAACCACGGGGAGAAGTATTCAGAGATGTCTGAAGAAAAATTTCAAGGACAAGATAAATTGTACAATTTTATCGAACAAAACCCAGATGTCATGAATTTGCTGAATGAAGAGTTAAAGGCAATTCTGTGAAGGTTTTAGGTTTTGATGGTATGCAAAAAACGTGGAACCTGACCAAGCATGTTCCAAGTAAAAATGATAAGAGACACCGATCAAAAAATCATCTGCGAGCAAGAAAAATCCTTCGTGAAATCTTTCCAAGAGACCGTCTTCTTGAAGAGGTCTCCCTTCCGGGTAGCAACACGCCCAATAGGAAGTCGCTACTATACGCAGACTTTTTTGTACCATCACACGATCTTGTGGTAGAAGTTCACGGCAGCCAACATTACGAGTTTGTGAAGTTCTACCACAAAACCAAAGGTGAGTACTATCGCTCTAGAAAGAGAGATCAAGACAAGATTGACTGGTGTAAACTAAATTCCCTTACAATAGTAGTACTAAAATATTCTGAGAGTGATGATGTCTGGACAAAAAGGATTAACGGCGAGTGAGCGTCTTGCTAGGTTTGAGAAAGCAACCGAGGATTATATAAATTCTAAGCACCTATGTCCCATAGGGTTTAATATTGAAGCAATCGAGATACTAAACTTGACAGTTGAAGAATTAAAAAACCTCTCCCCCGAGGAATGTGTAGCGAAATCTTATGTGGTATTTGCTTACGCTAATTATCTACAGGAAGAGCATAATCTCAATTTAGTAAAACTAAACTACGCTAATGATTCTTTGAGACAAATTGTTACTGCTGAGATGGGACAGTTTGACAAGTACATGAAACATGAAATAAAACAACAGAACGTTATAAACAACAATGAATTTGCTTCGAAGTTAGACAATATCAGAAAACATGCCCAAGCAAGAGTTGACAAGATGACTGAAAAAATAAGAGACATACGAAGAATGGGTGAATCACTTTTGGAACTTGCAAAAAGGAAAGCGTACTCATGAATCCTATAGACAAGATAAAGTCTGGCATACAGAAAAATAATATGATCCTTGTCTCTGAGGGGTTTGAAGATCTGACTGGAGAAAAAGTCATCGCAGAAGATGAACAAGAGGTGGTTGAAACAGAGAAGGAAGACGCGGGAGATAGTTTTATAACCTCAACCAGATCGTCGGAGACTAGCGGGAAAAGTAGGATAGCCAGATCAGAACCTTTAGATATCACAGATCGAGAGAACACCTTTGTTGATGATGGGACCGAAGCCTCGGAAGACACGGCTGTGGATAAAAAACTGGCGGTTAAACCTCCCGTCGAAAGAACCAGAAGGATATTCAAGAGAATTTCTACCACATGTGTTTCGTGCAATAAGAATTTTGAGATCCATCCCACATTAGTTCGCGAAAATTACAAGTGCGATAATTGCATAACAAGAAGATAAAAGTGAATCTATTACATAACTCAGCGGCTGAACGAGCGGTTCTTTCAGGAGTTTGTTCACATGGAGCCAGCGCTTTTATAGACATAGGCGGGGTAGTTGAATTTGATACTTTTGTTATCGAAGAAAATCAGATAATTTACAAGTGTCTTTGTAAAGTGCTTGAAAAATCTGACTCTGTAGATATATCCTCAATACTAGCCGCCGCCAATGATCTTGATTTTCAGGACAACTTAAACAGCAAGAGTGGTCTTGAACATCTTCGTGCGGTATATCATTTTCCGATCAAGCTAGAAAATGTTAGGCCGCACGCAGTAAAAATTCGTAAACTACAGCTTGCAAGAGATATACAAAAGCTATCTAAAGAAATATACAATAACATATCAACAATTGATGGTGACGAGAGTATAAGTGAAATAATAAATATTGCGGAGAAGCCTATATTAGACTTTTCTTCCAATCTAAACAGAGAAGAAGACAGTACTCCGTTACCATTGGGTAAAGACATTGAAGAATACATCAAACACCTAGAGGAAAATCCATCAGACATACTGGGCATACCCAGCGGATACAGTCGGTATGACATTAGTATCGGGGGAGGACTCAGAAGAAAGTGTGTTGACTTAATCGCCGCTCGTCCCAAGGTTGGTAAAAGCATGTTTGGCGATAATGTTGCGATGCATGTAGCAGGCGAGTTGAACATACCGGTCCTGATGCTGGACACCGAGATGTCAAAAGAGGATCATCTCAACAGAATACTTGCTAAATTAAGTGGCATAGATATAAATGATATCTCTACAGGAAAGTGTTTTAGTAGCCAGACAAATAAAGAAAAAATTGAGAGGTCAGCCAGAAAGATAGAAGAAATACCATATGATTATATCAGCATATCTGGAAAGCCTTTCGATGAAATACTTTCTCTGATGAGAAGATGGATTATACAAACGGTTGGCTTTGATGAGAACGGCAGAACAAATAACTGCTTGATAATTTACGACTACTTGAAATTGATGACCTCCGACACGATCAACAATAGCGTTCAGGAGTTTCAGGCTCTTGGTTTTCAGATAACCGCACTTCATAACTTTTGTGTTGAATACGATTGTCCATGCCTAAGTTTTGTGCAGCTAAACAGAGATGGTATAACCAAAGAATCTACGGATGTTGTCAGTGGCTCAGACCGACTGATATGGTTATGCACCAGTTTTAGTATTTTTAAGAATAAGAGTGATGAAGAGATTGCAGAGGATGGCGATGAGTATGGAAACAAAAAGCTGGTCCCAATCGTTGCCAGACATGGCCCCGGACTTTCCGACAGAGACTATATAAGCATGGCTATGAAGGGCGAGACCGCCAACATTGTTGAGAAGTGTACACGCAATGAAATAAGAAAAGTCGTTAAACAAAAAGATGAAGGATTTGTTGTAGAGGATAACAATAAAAACGATATTCCATTTGAAATGTAAAACTTAATGCAGAAATTTGAAAAAGAAAAGATCAGCGTTCTCTCTGAGAAGTTATCTGAAAGAATCATTGATATACTGGACCACTTCAATATTGAATATACCGAACAGGACGAGTGGATATACTGTCCCTGTCCTGTGCATGACGGAGACAAAAAGGATGGGTTTAGCATCCGACAATCAGACATTTTTCCAAACCAAATAGTATGGTCTTGCTGGACCCACCATTGTGAAAAAGAATACATCAATTCTGTTTTGGGGTTACTACGAGGTATCCTCTCTAGAGAGAGAGGTGAGGAAGTAGGATTCCCCCAAGCCGTTTCATTTGGATTTAAATTTTTGAACTTCTCCCCCGATGACATAAAAGTAGACGAATCTCAAAAAGATAAGTCAAACTTTATAAGGTGTGCAAATAGCATATTTAAACAAAAAAAGGAAGCAAACAAGGTCGCGACTAGGGCGATGGTTGTGGCGGGATTGTGTAGGCCCGTCGAATACTATTTGAACAAAGGATTTAACCAGTCAACTTTAGACTTTTTTGATGTGGGAATCTGCAAAGACCCATCAAAACCTATGTATAATAGAATTGTTGTTCCGGTGTATGATGACAGTCACGCCTACATGACTGGGTGCATTGGGAGATCACTGGAGGAGAAGCCCTTGACTCATAAATGGGTTAATAGCAAGGGTCTTAACACGGGTGACTTCCTATATAACTACTGGAACGCCAAGGAATTCATCGAAGAAACCAGCAGCGTGGTAGTGGTGGAGGGTCAGGGAGACGTGTGGCGTCTTCATGAAGCCGGTATTAGGAATTCTGTTGGAATGTTTGGTTGCTATTTGAGTGATTATCAGCGTATAATATTAGAGAGGTCTGGGGCGTTGAATCTCATAATTTTAACCGATAGCGATGAAGCGGGAAGAGATGCGTCTGCGAGGATAAAAACCCAGTGTGAAAGACTTTTTAATATATATACTCCAGACATAACCCCACACAAAGACGTGGGTGACATGAGCGTTTCTGAGATACAGCAGATACTAAATCCTCAACTACAAGGTCTTATATAATGGTAACACTAACCGATAAGGCAGTCAAAGAAATTAAACGGGTTATGGAAGACTTGCCCGATGCTACTAATAGTCTACTTAGGGTTGCCGTTGCGGGTGGGGGATGTTCTGGCTTTGAATATAAACTAGGTTTTGTAGAACTATCAGAGTATTCAGACAAAACCCACAATAAATACGAGCAGGGTGGCCTAGCTCTAATCGTAGAAAAGAAGGCCGAATTATTTATCGACGGCACTACCATTGACTGGATAGAAGACTTGTCGAAACGTGGATTCTCTTTTAATAACCCAAACGCTTCTAGCAGTTGTGGATGCGGTGAGAGCTTCAGCGTCTAGTTAGACATCTTACGTAAACGAGACTACATAATGACTCAGAAAATACTGGCGTTTTCAGGATCTAAGCAGAGTGGAAAAACTACTAGGGTTAATTTTCTTCACGGCTATGAGATGAAAAGAACTGAAGCCATAAAGATTTTTGAAATAAATGAGAATGGAAACTTGGTTGTAAATGCCGTCACTACTGATGAAAGAGGAGGGGCCTCAGAGGGTATGGGTGTCCTTGATGTAGAAAGGGATGATTTTGAGTTTGCCTCATACGCATCACAAAGGATATGGCCTTTCATCAGGGCTTACAATTTTGCCACCCCGCTAAAAGGGGTTTGCATGAGCCTGTTTGGACTCACACACAAACAATGTTACGGCACTGATCAAGAAAAGAACACCCACACAAACATTATGTGGGAAAATCTATCACCAGAACACAAATCAGGCACAACGACCGCCAGAGAATTCCTGCAATTTTTTGGAACGGATATTTGCAGACAAATAAAATCAGATATTTGGACTTCGATCTGTATAGATCACATCATAGATGATGAAAGCGAGCTTGCTATAATAGGTGATTGTAGATTCAGAAATGAAGTCGATGCCGTACATGAAGCTGGGGGTAAGGTCGTCAGACTACTGAGAAGGCCCAATGACGACAGTCACTCAAGCGAAAATGATCTAGAAGGCTATGATGAATTTGATTATGTGATTGATAATTCTGATATGACGATAGAGGAATGCAATAAGAAACTGTTAGAGGTGTTGGTTGGCTGGGGGTGGGTTCAATCTGCGGAGCCTGTTGGGTTTACAATGAGGATAAAAGAGGATCGTTAAATGGGCGATGTAATAAAACCTTGGGGTTTCTATGAAGATATATTTAGGTCTGATGAGGTGGTCTTCAAAAGGATAGTGATAAGTCCCGGCGAAGAAATATCGTACCAAAGGCATTCTAAAAGGAGTGAGTTTTGGTATGTGGCAGAAGGATTTGGATATTTCAGATGGAATAATGTTACCAAGTGGAAAGTCAAGCAGGGATTCACTGTAGAAATAAACGTGAATGACAACCATCAGCTTATTAACACTGGAGATACTGATTTAGTCATCTATGAAATGCAGTATGGGAAGTGCGAAGAAGACGACATCATAAGAATGGAGGATAAATATGATAGAGATTAAACTCAATCAACCTTTAATGGGATACACTGTATGATAGTTACATATGTAAGAAGCTCTTCATATAATAATTATGATTATTGTCAACAGCAATATTATATTAATTATGTTTTGGGACACCCCTCTCTTTCTGGAAAGAAGGCGGAGATGGGGACCATTGTACATAAGGTTATGGAGTGTCTTGCGCGATCAAAATACGCATTACAGAATAAAAAAAAGAGCTTCACAGACGAATCGTTGGGAAGAATTCGTCTAACAAAAGATATAATGCTATCAGAGAACTTTGTAAATAATCTTACAGACAAAAGCATTGAATTTTATACAGATAGAAGCTCGCACGCTTTTACAAAAGGAGATTTGTCTAACTGTCAAAAGTGGGTATGGCTCGCTCTAGAATACAACAAGGGACAATTTGACCCAAGAAAAAGAAAAATAGTAGCCGCTGAACCTCATTTTGACATCGAGATCAACGAGCCTTGGGCCAAGTATGACTACGAGCTTCCAAGTGGTGAGACAATCTCTGGAAACCTTGCCATCAAGGGGACCATAGACTTGGTTACTGAATCTTCCGAAGATGTTATAGAGGTCGTAGACTGGAAGACTGGAAGAAGAATAGACTGGGCTACGGGTCAAGAAAAGGACTATGAAAAACTTTCCCAAGACCCACAACTCCTTCTTTATAACTACGCGATCTCAAAGCTTTTTCCAGAATATAGTCAGTCAATAATGTCAATTTTTTATATCAGAGATGGAGGTCCATTTTCACTATGCTTTGATAAATCTGATAGAGATAAATTTTTGGAGATGCTTAAGAATAGGTTTGAAGAAATAAAAGCAAACGAATCTCCTAGGATGCTATCTCAAGAACAAGCACACTGGAAATGTAAAAAACTATGTGCATACTACAAAAATAATTGGGAAGGAACCAACACCAATATTTGTAAGCATGTCCATAAGGAGCTGGAAAATAAGGGTCTAGAAAGGACTACCGCAGAGTGTACTAAACAAGGTTTTAATATAGGGTATTATGATGCTCCCGGTTAAACATTTTAGCAACGACGAAGTGGCAGACTTACTTTCAGTACCAGCTTGTATAGAGCTTGTAGAAGACCTATTTAAAAACATTGACGACACACAAATGCCGCCAAAGGTATACATGAATGTTCCAAGCGGGGACTTTCGGGCAATGCCAGCAGTAGTAGGCAACACGGCAGGAATCAAATGGGCCGGACTCAGTGTCAAGGAGGCGGGCAAGATCAACATCTTTGCTATGGTGATGATCAACGATATCGAAACTGGAGATCTGCTAGCTGTTCTAGATGCAGAAACTCTTACCGCTATTAGAACGGCTGCTGTGACGGGGGTCGCCACAAGGTATCTATCCCGTACTTATTCCAGAACGGCAGCATTTATAGGGTGTGGACATCAAACCCTTCGCCAAATTCAGGCGGTGTTGGCTGTCAGAGATATAAAAACTATAAAGCTCTTTGATCTTAGCGAAGATAGAGCCAACGCAGTAAAGGACAGTCTTGACTATTTACCAGAGCCTATCAAGGTAGAAGTTTGTAAAACACTGGAAGATTGTCTGTGGGATTCTGACATAGTTACAACTCTAACGCCTTCCAGAAAGCCCTTCATAAAGTACGAGGATCTAAAACCCGTAGTCCACATTAATGCTGTTGGTGCTGACGCAGAAGGAAAAAGAGAATTGCACCCATGCGTCCTTGACAATGTAGACCTAGTTTCCTACGATGAGTGGGTTCAGTGTTCCCACTCTGGGGAGATACAATACGCTAAGAAAAGTAAAATCTCACAGATATGGTCGCCGCTAGCAGAGATAGTTCAGGGGAGAGTGGAGATGGACGGCGCTCTAACAACACTATTCGATGCCACAGGACTAGCTATAGAGGACGTTGCAGCAGCACGATATATTTATGAAAAATTCAACAGAACGAAGTAACATTGTTGAAGCCCCCTTCACCGAAGCGATGGTGAAGTCTGCAAAAGGCAAGGCAAAAAGATTGGGAGAAATAAAAAATTCTATTCTAAAAGGAAAAGGAAATTTTGCTGGCTACTTAGGGGAATCAATTGTTGCTGAGTATATTGGCGCGAAAATAGTTAGCAATAAAAGAGGTGAAGAAAAATATAATCACGACTTGGTGCTTGGGAACAAAACTATAGAGATAAAAACCAAGCGTAGGACAGTTCCCCCTAAAGATTTTTATGATGCTAGCGTTGCCCATACCAGCCTACATCAAAACCCAGACTTCTATGTGTTTGTAAGTATTCAATTTCGTGGTGACAAACCAGTTAAAGCTTGGATATGCGGACAAAAAAATTCAACAGAGTATTTTAAACAAGCGACCTTCTATGCAAAGGGTGACGTAGACCCCTCAAACGGATGGAAGGTGTTAACCGATTGTTACAACTTGCCGTACAAGAATCTTGACCAGCTAGGACTTTAGAATGACTTGGATTCCTCTACATCTGCATACTCATTATAGCCTGTTGGACGGTCTCTCGAAGCCCCCACAGGTTGCAGACCGTTGCGTGGAGCTTGGCTATGACTCCTGTGCGATGACAGATCACGGCACGATTTCTGGAGCCGTTTCGTTTGTCAGGAGCATGCGAGAGAAGAATGTAAAACCAATTTTAGGATGCGAGTTTTATATATCAAAAGATGCCAAGCTAAGAACCAAAGAAAATAAAACTCTAACCCACTTGGTAGTATTAGCTAAGAATTTAACAGGTTGGAATAAGTTAATTGAAGCTACATCTAGAAGTAACGAAGAAGACGTATTTTATTTTAAACCTAGACTAGACCTAAGACTTTTGTCTGAAATCATAGGTGAAGATAAGGGCAGTCTAATATCTTTTAGTGGACATCCCGGTAGCGATCTTGCCAATGTTTTATTCCAAGATGTTAAGAAGGCATATTCGGCTCACAGTTATGACGAAGCAGCTAAGTACTTAAAAAAGGATTGGAAAAGAGAGTGCGTCTTTGCTGCGAACAGTCATCTAAAAGTATTTGGCTCTGGAAACTTTTTCATAGAGATACAGCTTATAGATAAGGACAACTTTCCGGCGTCTGAACTTATAGCAGAGTGCCTAAGAAAAGTCGCAGCAGAAACAAAAATACCCTGTGTTGCAACGGCAGACTCACACTACCCCAAAAAAGAAGACGCGGCAGACCAAAGAATACTCCTTTGTTCTGCCATGAAAACAACTCTAAAAAAAGTAGAGAATAAGATAAGAAATAATGAAGACGTAGGAATGTCCTGCTTTTTTAGATCAAATAACTACCACATTCCCTCGTCAGAAGAAATGGAATCATTGCACACAGAAGAAGAAATTCGTAACTCTTCTATAATAGCTAGCTTTTGTGAGAATTATGATATACTTGGACAGCCTATGCTTCCAAAATTTTCTTGCCCAAACAATATGACAGAAGAAGAATATCTTCGAGACCTTTGTCGAGATGGCTGGCGTAAAAGATTAAAAGCTCAGGATAAAGTTAACACAGAAGAAGACACTCAAAAATATGTAGACAGAATAAAAGAGGAGCTTGATGTAATACAAAAAGCCAACCTCTCTGGATATTTCCTAATAGTTAGAGATATTATAAACTATGTTAAAGAAAACAACTGGCTCGCTGGCCCCGGTAGAGGTTCCGCTGCGGGTTGTTTAATTTCATACCTAATAGGCATCACTGAAGTAGACCCTATCGAATATGACTTGATTTTTGAGAGGTTTTATAATATAGGTAGGAATACGGAAGACCATGTTTCCTTGCCGGACATAGACATGGATGTTCCCGCAACAAAAAGAGACGAAGTTATCGACTACATACGCTCTAAATATGGGGAAGATCGCGTGTGTCAGATGGTAACATTTGGAAGGCTGCAAGGCAGGAGTGCTCTAAAGGAAGTCCTCAGAGTTCATGATGCCTGTTCATTTGACGAGATGAACACCATAACAAAAGCATTGCCCCAAGAAGATAAAATATCTGATCAATTGGAGTCTATGGAAAGCCCCTCCTCTATAATGTGGACTCTGGCTTACCAACCAGAGATTCTAAAGGGATACTGTGAACTAAAAGAGGATGGCACTCTGGGCGGTAATTATTCTAAGCTGTTCGAACAAGCCATAAGGCTCGAAGGAACCTATAAATCTCAGGGGAAACATGCGGCTGGCGTTGTAATATCTTCTAAAGATCTAGACAAATCATGCCCCATGGTAAAAGAAACCAACGGGACTGGGAAAATAGCAGGGTTGGAAATGACAGACCTTGAGGCAATGGGTCATGTCAAGTTTGACGTTCTAGGCGTTAATTTATTAGATAAGCTCATGGGTGTTAGGGATCAACTTTTAACTGGAGATATACATGAAGGAACATTATAACGAGGTACTTCTGGATGGATGTGCCATAGAATACAAGGATATTTCTCTTTGTAAAATCAACGATTATTATGATAGAGCTATTAAAAAAGAATTGTACCAAGTACATTCTGATAATAGGAAATTTAAATTCAGCATGTTGTACAAAAACCTAAGTGCAGCAGTTGAAAAATTTTTGGAAATTAAAGGTATAGCGACATGAACTATCGAGACATTATAGTTTTTGATTTTGAAACCGGATCTGTCAATCCAAACAAGACACAGCCAACTCAAATAGCTGCGGTTGCGATACATGGTAGGAAGCTGACACCACAGCCCGGAGGATTTTTTAACAGTGAAATTCGTCCAATTCTTGATGACGAGGAGGCAATCAAGCAGGGTCTTGATCCCATAGAAGATGAAGCTCTTGAGATAACACACAAAACACGAGAAGAGTTAGCTAAAGCCCCACATCCTAAACAGGTCTGGAAAAAATTCACAAAATTTGTTGACAAATTTAATTTCAAAAAGACCCAATGGTACGCGCCCATACCAGCGGGATACAACATTCTTGGATTTGATATGGTGATAGTAGATCGTATGTGTAAACAATACGGTCCACTAAACGAAAAAACTGGACATCAAAAATTGTTCAGTAAAGTCAACAAGATAGACGTTATGGATATGATGTTTCTCTGGACAGAAAATGACCCAGATATAAAATCGATCAGCATGGATAATATGCGGAAATACTTGGGGTTGTCAAGCGAGAATGCTCACGACGCCTTACAAGACGTTAAAGATACGGCGAACATAATGATCAGGTTTATGAAGTTCCACAGAGGTCTGGCATCCAGAACCAAATTTGAAAAGGCTTTTGCAGATGGCAATTTATACGTTTGAATGCGGATGTGAGTTTGACATAGACGGAGACCGCTCTATACTAAAGGAGGACGGACTCCCTGTTATTAACCTGAACATACTTAATGTTAACTACGACTGCTCAAGAACTTGGGATCTTATATGCGACGGTAAAACAAAAGGGGTTTTTCAGTTAGAGAGTCAGCTTGGTAGGTCATGGGCAAAGAAGCTAAAACCCAGAAATATTGAAGAACTAGCAGCGCTGTCTGGACTATTGAGACCGGGATGTCTTAGAGCAATTGTAGACGGCAAATCCATGACCCAGCATTATGTTGATCGAAAACATGGTAAAGAAAATATAGAATATATAGACGATTCTCTTGAGCCTATCCTAAAGTCTACACAGGGGGTTCTTGTATATCAAGAACAGTCCATGAAAATTGCTCAGGTAATTGCCGGATTTAATTTAAGAGAGGCAGACGATTTAAGAAAAGCCATCGGTAAGAAAAAAGCCGATCTAATGACAGAGGTAAAGGAGACCTTCTTAAGAGGAGCGATTAAAAAAGATGTTGTTTCTAAAGAAGCAGCGGAGGAGATATTCGGGTGGATCGAAAAATCTAATCGCTATGCTTTTAATAAGTCCCATGCTGTTTCTTATGCTATTTGTGGTTACTGGTCTGCTTATTGTAAAGCACATTTTCCGCTCGATTTCTACTGTAGCTACCTGTATTATTCTGGGGGGAAACCGGACCCACAACAGGAGGTAAAAGATCTAGTTTCAGACGCTAAATCTAGCGGAGTATCGGTAGAACCCCCAAGAATAGAGAAGCTGAACAGGTCTTTTAAAATATATAATAAGTCTGTTAATTTTGGTCTTGGAGATATAAAGTATATCGGCAAGAACCACGTAGAAAAGCTGTTGTCTTCAGTAAAAGAGTATACCTCAACTGGACTGTTCAGCGAGGAGCTAGACTGGTATTCCTTTTTGATAAATGTTTCAGGTAAAATAAGCTCAAAAGTAGTTGAATCACTAATACTGGCTGGGGCCTTAACAAAGCTTACAGGAAAAAAGACAGCCAGAAAAAAGTGTATGTATGAGTTTGAAACTTGGTCAGTGCTAACTAAAAAAGAGAAGGAATGGATTGTAGAAAGTTGTCAACAAGAAAACAATATATTATCTGCGCTTAAAAGACTATCCCCAACAAAAAAAGAAGGCGGCGGTACTTTCAGCAGCAAGAG